AAGAAGAATCCGAGCAGATGCACGGCTCGCACACCTCAGTCTCAGGAAGTATCTATTCCTACACCGACTGGTTCTATGACGGCGACGACTCAGCCTTTGAGTTGCACTAAAGGGATGCACATGAAACAAGGTGACAACGAAGTCTTGCTCTGCCAAGACTGCTCAACCCCACTCTACCGTTGGTTCTTATCGCGGATTGATTGGGTTCGTATTCTTAAACAACAGCGAAAGGAACGCACATGACACAAGACAATCAACAAGCATTGCTTGCTTTATACAACGCCAAGCAAAAGGGAGACGCGCTCATACTCAGCAGGATGCTCGACGAGACATTGACCACAAGGCAGTTAGTTGCTTTGCGTAAAAGGTACGTCGTATTTTGCCAAGACATAGCCAAAGCCGAGGCTCATTTCACCAACACCCCACAGAAACCAACGCTCGAGCAATGGATGAGCGCATGGAAGGAACAAGCATGAGTTACACAGTAGAACGCCTAATCAAATTCAAGACCGTGCCTAGCCGTTGGGAACCGCAGTCTATCTGCGATACCAAAGAGCAAGCCGATGACATGGTGCTTATGTATACATCTATGTTAAGCAGAGCCAGCCGTGCCAATGGCGGGCAGATCGTTGCATATCGGGTGAAGAACCACGATGCCTACCCTACGGAACAGCTTTCCGTGGAGGAAATGGTGCGCGTTCTAAATACGCGAACACTCCGCTCAAATGGCGAACAAGGACTTGACAAAGTCTAATTTGTATGCTATAATCTACTTCAGTAGATTTTAAATGACAACGATAGTTAGCCGAACTTATCGAATCCGTTTCGATTTGTTCAATCAAGGAGGTAGATTATGTTTACTCAGAAAGTACAAGAATACGATGATGTTGGAGGCGCAGCGCCTTCAGCAAACTTCGACTGGCGTGCGTGCGTTCACTGCGGTGACGATGTGCGCGTGGAGCGTTGGAACTTAGGTTTCAAACTCTGCATGATGTGCGGGGAAGATTCCGCACTTGCCGAGCGTGCCTCATGGTGCGTGGTGCAACCATACGGCAAGGGTCCGTATATGCTCGTAACGGTGGAGTCTGCACCACAGACTTTGCTCGACACGAATCAGAAAAACACCCGTTCGAACTAATCGAATTCATTTCGCTTTGTTCTTTTTCATCCTCACTTATCTAGGAAAAACCAAATGTCAGAACTATCTTTTAACCGCCGTATCAACTTCAACGAAGCGGTGGACTTGCTCATCAACAGCGGGCATAACTCAATACACCTTACTGGAGAACCCGGAGTTGGTAAGACCGCGATCCAAGATGTGATCGTAGCGAAGACCGGCTACCACAAGGTGTATATCGACGGACCTAACACCGATGTGGGTCAAGCGGGTATGCCTATTCCCAATCATACGACGCGCACCTTGGACTTCTACCCTGCGGAGAACTTCAAGTTGCATCTCAACGAACCATGCGTAATCATGATCGACGAGTGGACAAAGACCGATGACTATGTGCGCAATACGCTACACCCACTGCTACACGAGCGTCGCATGAGTGATCGTTATCTGCATCCTGAGTCGATTGTCTTTACTACTGGTAACAACGATGCCGATGGTGTCGGTGATCATGCCAAGGCGCATACTCGTAATCGTCAGACATGGATGACTTACATGAAACCAACTGCAGACGAGTGGCTAGTGTGGGCGGGCAATGCGGGCGTGGCACCTGAGATTCAAGCGTGGGTCAAGGAGTATCCGCATAGCATGGCGTCGTACATGGACGGCGGACAGAAAGAAAATCCGTACATCTTCAACCCAACGGACGCGAGTCAGACTGCGTTCTTCTCGCCTCGCTCTGCGTTCAAGGCGTCGCATTGGGTCAATGTCCGTCATAGTATTTCAGAGAATGCGTTGATCTGTGCGCTGGACGGCACTATTGGCATCTCTGCATCGCGTGATCTGCAAGCATACATCTCGTTGTCGGACCAGCTCCCAACGCGTGAGTCCATCGAGTCATCGCCCGATACAGCACCGATACCGACTAGCCCTGCGGCTCTTTGTATTCTTGCTTTCAAGGGTGTGATGGTGTGTACCCGTGAGTCGTTCGCGGTGTGGTTGCGCTATGTCAAGCGTATGCCTAAAGAGACGCAAGCCGTCTTTATCAATTCTCTCTTAGAGATCAGCGCTAAGAAGCAGTGGGCTATGGCGCACCCATCGTTCGTGACATGGGCTCGCGAGAACCAGTACATGTTCGCAGGATTGAAAGGCTAATCATGACACCAACACAATTTTTGGTAGTAATTGGGACTATTTGGATAGCGCCCCATGTAAACAAATACTACGCCCAAATAACAGGGTCAATCATCATTTGTATTGCCGCTTGTAAAGGATTGGGTTGGATATGACACCTAACGAACTATATGATGTGTTAGACCGCATCGGTGCGGAGTACGAGATCGTCGAGATATTGGAGGGCGTGCGCGTCATCAATATTGAAGTCGACGAACCTACCGAAGAGGACGAGGTCGAGGACGAACAAATCGAATTGGATTCGATAAATTCCGAGATCGAGATGGATGCCGACATTCGTGAACGCATCTACCACCACAGTATGCGCTTGGCTGACAACCTACGCATGATTGATATGAATGATGAGGCGCATGACATGGAGGTGTTTGCGCTACGCCTTACTAGAGGAAGGGTAAGACCATGAAGAAAGACTATGACATTAGTTGGTTGGTTGGCATCGCCTTGTTTGTAGGCTTTGTCGTATTGGTGTTAGATATAACTATTTGGAGACCATGATGATTGAAGTATCTATAACAGAGATAGCGTTGTTCGCGTGGGCGATCATAGCCACGGGCTACGCTCTTAGATTCAAGCATGATTCGCAGATGGGTAGACGCTTTGTTCAAGCGTTACTTGAAGACGAAGAGTTGCGTAATAGGTTAATCACAGAGTACAAGGAGGTACAAAATGCTAGTTAAAGCAAGACTTCCCGCAGAGAAGCGGATAGAGGTAGTCCATGTGAGTTTGATGCGTGACCCCAAGTTCGCGTTGTTCGCTGGTCTATTCATGGTAGGCAAGATCACTATCGTAGAGAGTGAACATTACACAGCGAGCACCAACGGGCGCGACGCTAAGTATGGTCGCACCTTTGTGGACTCTCTCACAGATAAAGAATTGGCTTTCCTTATCATGCACGAGAACATGCACAAGTGCTATCGTCACCTGACTACATGGCGTAAGTTGTGGGAAGTCAACGCGGGCATAGCCAACAACGCGTGTGACTTTGTTATCAATATACAACTGGTCGACATGGACCCTAACGAGACTTGTCTCGCGTTCCCTCGCGACAAGAAGTCGGGCGATCGCATCGGTTGCTTTGATGAGCGCTTCCGTGGCATGGACGCGAAGCAGGTGTTCGACATTCTCATGGAGGAGGGTGGCGACGAGGGCGAGGATGGTGACGAGGGTGACGGTCCGAGCGGTGACAAGGACAGCGACGAGGGTGGCAACGGAACAAAACGAAAAGGTTTCGGAAAGTTCCCAACTCTCGATGAGCACGAATGGGAAGATGCACAGAACGGCATGACTGAGAAAGAGAAAGAGCAACTCGGTCGTGACATTGATCAGGTGTTACGCCAAGGTGGTATCTACGCGGGCAAGGTCGGCGGGAATATGCCACGCGAGATCGGTGAACTACTCAAGCCAAAGATTGATTGGCGTGCAGTCTTGCAACGGTTTGTGCGTACTTCACTCAAAGATCGGGACTCCGCATCATGGCGTAAGGCGCATAAGAACTTCTTATGGCAGGACGTGATTCTCCCAAGCATATTGGGTAAGCGCATGAAGTGGCTTGTTATTGGTATGGACACATCGGGTTCGATTCAGGGGCAGCTCTTGACCGACTTCCTATCAGAGATGAATGGGTGTTTGGCAAGCGTGGGCGCTGATCGTGTCGATGTTATCTATTGGGACGCCGAGGTAGCAGGACATGAGACCTACAAAGGTAACACCAAGAACATTGTGCATCAGACTAACCCCAAGGGTGGCGGTGGTACTGACCCCGATGTAGTGGTGGACTTTATGCAAGAGAAACGCATGACCCCCGATGCACTCATCATGCTGTCGGATGGGCATATGCACACCAACAAGCAGAAGTGGGCGGCGATCAAAGCGCCTACCCTGTGGTGCATTCTCGGTAATGACAAGTACGAGGTTCCCAATGGACAGAAACTTGTTATCCGATAGTGACCCAATGGTTGAACGCATCCATCATGCAAATACTCTTTGCACGGTGGGGCAGACTAACTTCGCGATGCGCCTTAACCCCGCGGGCATGGCGCTCATCAAGGAGTTAGACCCAACGGCTTATACACACAACATGTATGACCACTTCCATGTGCTTGCCAAAGCGCGGTTCGATCTCGGTTTACCCAATTTCGATACGCTCGAAGGCTTTCAGAAGTTGTGGGATTACTGTGCGGGCGTAGCCCAAGCTGAGGGTAACGACGGCTTCCGCATGGTGTCAACGATTGGTAGTTTTATTTTCCACGGCTTCCCATACGAAGTCTATTGTAGTAACGACAGCCCGTTAGTCGGGTGGTTCCTTGTATTAGGAGAAAGAAATGGATGAAGAAGTAATGTTGAATGTAGGTAGTAGTAGGTTCTTACTTACTATGTCCGAGGCTATGGAAGTAGCCCGCGTCCTCAACTCGTGCCAACGCATTGGGAGTAAGTGGGCGAAGAACGGGTCGGTCACTATCGTGGAGAAGCCAAGCAACGACGCGTGTTTCATCGCGCCGATGACTGGCATCTTTCGCATGGAGCTCGATTCAAACGCACGGCTCATCGAAGAGGAGAACAGAAAATGATGAAACCCGCACAAGGCTACTCAGTAGCCCTTAACAAAGAAACATACGACCTCCTCCAAGAGGTCAAGACCGCCCTCGTCGACAGGCTAGGGTTCGAGCCGACTAACGGACAAGTGGTGCGCCATTTGATCGCAGTCTTCTTCAACGAAACGAACTAAACGAAAGGAATTCGATATGTTCGACATAACCAGTAAGGAATTTTATTATATGAATACATTTTTAGTGCCTTTACTTGCTAACTACGATGAAGCGTTAGCACACCACAACAACGTAGTACCAATACGCGGTAAGACGGTGCGCCCACTGGGTATACGCCGTCACCATCCATCTGCTTCTATCTCATACGATGGGACGACAGGCGATGTGCAACTTAACTATCTCGGTCACCCGCTTGTGGTGTGGCACGCGACAGGTGGGTTCACGCTGAATGCCCCGTGGCACTACTCAGGGTTTACTGTACACACACTACACAACTATCTGCCTAACGATATGTTCTTCCAATGGGACAAGGGGCGCTTGATTGTGAAGATGAGTCCAAACGGCAAGAAGATTGTCTTGGATAAGCGCGGGTCGTTGAAGTTCATCAAGACAGAAACGGGATACGACTTGGAATCCTATCCTAAAGAATACAACTATCGTAAGCGACCCAGAATCACGAAGAAGATTGTGGCGAAGTATCAACCGTTCATAGATTGGGTGGCGTTGGTCATGTCCATTGATAACAAACAGAGTGAGTTCAAGGATGAGACTGAGACTGCTCACAACAAACTACGCGCAGCGTGTGGGTACAGACCGTCGGCTTGGTACGACGAGCAGTACCGCAAGACCTATCAGCATTTGTCGTATGACGACCCTGCGCGTAAGTCTTTTAACTTTGACCAATGCACCCTTGATGAACTACCCATACCTCGTAAGCATAGGTATGGTAAGCATTGGAGTCATAAGAAGAGTGCAGAGCTCTTGCTTAATTGGATTTCGGGGACTGAGCCAACCGAGGATTGGTCGTGGGCTTTGTATGTGTTACTCAGACAGGGTGGCACACAACAGCACGAGTACCGGCACAACATGTCACCCATCTACACACTATCGTTCCAAGGCGATGACTTGACTAACTATATTGAAGAACTGATCTGCGTCGTGTATGCGGATGAGGTATTCATCAAAGAGCAACTAGAGGAGGGAGTTGTCCCATCTAAGAGCAACAGGCACTATGTAACGGAGCCTGACCTAAGCGAACAAAGCGAATCGAATTCGATAAGTTCATAACCAAACTATCTTGGAGAAATATATGTCTAATATGATTGCACCACCGGTTTCATTATCGTCAATGGCTATGCTAGTTGAACTACGCATCAGCACTTGGACTGCGCGTAAGCGTGACAAGGAGACAACTGCTGATCTGAATACAGCGAAGGAGGCGTCGCAAGACGCGAGTTCTGTTTACAAGTACCTCATGGCGGGCAGTGATCACCTCGACAAGATCGAGAAGTACGCCGCCAAATGCCGTGCATGGAATGGCACACAGACTTTGCCTTGGATGAAAGGCGTGGGCTTGCTACCGATGGAGAACTTCTTCTCGTATCGTGAGCAACTGGGTACGATGGAGAACAACTTTGACAGACTAGTAGCTGAGTTCATCACTGCTTACCCTACGCTAGTCAATGCACAAGCGTTCAAACTAGGTAAGTATTTCGATGCGTCAGAGTTCCCAACTGCGGAGTCTCTGCCACGTCGTTTCAAGTTTGTCGCTAACTTTCTCCCTGTTCCAGAGAAGGGTGACTTCCGCCTCCAATGTGAGGACAGAGTACGCCAAGACCTAGCCGACCAGTACGAGAAGGTATACAACGACAAGTTAGCTGAAGCAATGCGTGACCCTTGGGAGAGACTGCATGAGTTACTCACAAAGATGAGCGATACATTGACGGACTCACCAGATGGCAAGCGCAAAATCTTCCGCGACTCTATCGTCAACAACGCGGTAGGCTTGTGTGATTTGCTCACGCGTTTGAATGTAACCAAGGACCCAGAGCTAGAGAAAGCTAGACGAATGCTAGAGCATACGGTGTTGGGCATCGACCCCGAAGACCTACGCAAGATACCGAGTGCTCGTCAAGAGTTGAAGTCTAGCGTGGACGAGATCATTAACAAGTTTAGTTGGTAAGGAGATAGATATGAAATATTACATAGGCGAAATACATGAGCGTAATGGCGATATGGAGTACGACACAAAGTACGTGTTCGCAACAAAGAAAAACCCCGACAAGTACACCGACAAGGTGGCTATGGAGTGGCGCGGTGGCGATAAGGGCGATTGGGACGAGCAAGAAGACGCCTACTGGTCTGATACCTCGCTCATCTTTGACTCAGGTAGCACCGAGATACCCAAAGAAGACTTTGAGGTATTGAAGAAGTATTTAACAATTCTATAAGAAGGAATAGCATGACTGCATTTGTAAACATTCGCATGACAGGCGAGAAGGTATTGGTCGACCCGCATCTCAAGGTGCTAGTCGATAGGCTGATAATGCTCAACCCGAAACTTGTGTTCACCCAACCTAAGCAGGTTAGTGAGTATGAGTACGACGTGTCTTTTACTTTTGCCAAGGCCAAAGAAAAGCACAAAGCTCCCGACGATGCTAAATACGTCCGCACTATGTCTGTATACGAAGACAACGAGAAGGTAGGCGTTGTCGGCGTAGATCAAGACAGTAGGGGTGACGAAGGGTTTATCTACACCGTGTCAAACTGGCGGATAGATAAGGCTCGCGGGCGACGCAATACTACTACGACTAAGAAGATGGATGTAGCGATACGCGAGTGTAAGAAAACATTCAAGAAGCGCAACATCCTAGAGTTGTACGAGAAGGGGTATGACGAAGCAACGGTAGCGTGTAACCGCGCGAGTCGTGATCTAACTAGCCCTATCTCTAACTCGCAACTACTACGCAACAGCACGAGTGTTCAGCTAGTAGCCTACTGCATGGCGAATGATCTACCGTTCGACCACAAAGAATTGGTTGATACGCACGGCAAACTCAAGTCTCAAGAGTATGGCGAAGCCGTGGACAAATACTTACTGGCTATGGAGGTATCACGCGCTGACAAAATGGCTGTGATTGATGTAGGCGGTAGGTTCGCATACAGGACTATGCTCGAGGGGGAGTCCGATGTTCAACTGGTAACCAAGGAGTACGAAGAGTTACCGCAGATCATGCAGGACAAGATTGCGGTCCTACAACTTATGCAGGACAACGAGATGGTTAGGAATGTAGGCTTCCGAGCAAAAGCTGGTGTGTTCTTAATTATCTAATAACAACTTATAGTATCTATTCACGACCCGCCAAGTGCGGGTCTTTTTTTGTCTGCGAACAAATCGAAACTAATTCGATATGTTCTAAACAGTAAGTGTTTCCCCTAATAAAATAGTACTTGACTTTGTCTAATATAGTCACTACATTAGTATCTCAAAGGGGAGAGAAGTGGCATCTACACCAGAGAAGAAAGTAAAAAATAAAGTAGTTGCTTTGCTCAAGCAACATGGTGCATACTACTTCTTTCCTGCCACCTATGGTATGGGTCGCGCAGGTGTACCCGATATTATAGTTTGTTATCGCGGGCTATTCGTAGCCGTCGAGTGCAAAGCGGGCAAAGGTAGAACTACTGCGTTACAAGAAAGAGAACTCGCAGCGATAAGAAAAGCGAACGGTGTAGCCGTCGTTATAAACGAAACCAACATAGATTTGGTAGAGAAGATTTTAAACACTATCGAGAAAGAGAACAAACATGCTAGAGCAATTCCTACGGGCGAGACTCCCTGAACAGATCGTTGCGTTAATCGAGAACCTCGAACAAAACCCCGATGCCAGTCACCTAGAGAAGGTGCTTGAGTTTGCATCGCGCTATGGGCCCGACATAACTAATTTTGAGAGTTTTATGCTTGGTCGCGCAGTACGCAAGGTGCGCAAATTAGTTAAGCGCGACGAGTTACTGCGTGGCGCAATGGCAATCGTTATCAACGCGCCCGCAGAAAAAACTGTTCGGTATGACCCCAATACTTTCATGGTAAGCACTGGAACTACTAACCACTCGCTTTTAGCGCAACAAGCGCAGAACACTTGGACTGACCCACGCCAAGCATTCCTTGCGGGGCAACAGCGCGGTCTCTTCTAATGATCACCATCGACTTTGAGACTTACTACTCGGCTGACTTTTCTCTCACGAAAGTCACAACGGAGGAGTATGTGCGCAGTGATTTGTTCCAAGTGATCGGGGTAGCTGTCAAGGTGAACGACGCCCCCGCAGAATGGTTTAGCGGGTCGCACGAAGAAACGGCTGAGTGGCTCGCGGGCTTCGATTGGCACAACCACTTCGTGTTAGCCCATAACGCTATCTTTGATGCCGCCATCCTCACATGGGTGTTTGGGCATAGACCAAAGGCATGGCTGGATACGCTATCTATGGCTCGTGCCACGCTTGGACCAAATGCCAAAGTGGGTTTAGGTGCGTTGGTCGAAGAGTTTGGTTTGGGTGCGAAAGGGCTTGAGGTTAACGATGCTAAGGGTAAACGACTAGAAGATTTCTCTACCGAGGACTTGACAGCGTATGGTGGCTACTGCGTCAATGACGTGGAGTTAACCTATAAGTTGTTTAAGGAACTTGATGCTTCGTTCCCCATTAAGGAGAAGCGCCTCATAGACATAACCATCCGTATGTTCAGCGACCCGTTGTTGGAGTTGGATGCGGACAAACTGCAGACTCACCTTGCTGAAGTACAGGCTCGTAAAGAAAAGCTATTTACCGAGTCCGGCATCACCAAAGAAATACTAAACAGTTCAGCCAAGTTTGCTGACCTACTGATACAGAACAAAGTATTCCCCCCAAGAAAGATAAGCCCCACGACGGGCAAAGAAACCTATGCGTTCGCAAAGAGTGATCAGGAGTTCACCGAATTACTGAACCATCCGAACCCCGACGTGCAAGCCATAGTCGCGGCTCGTCTTGGTGCGAAGTCGACGCTGGAGGAGACAAGAACAGAACGCTTCATAGAGATAGCCAAGCGCGGACCAATCCTAGGTTCTATCAAGAGGATGCCTATCCCTCTGAAGTATTACGCCGCCCACACAGGGCGTTGGGGTGGCTCGGACAAAGTCAACCTGCAGAACTTACCTAGTCGTGGCGAAGCGGGCGGGAAACTCAAGCGGTGCATCGTCGCACCTCGCGGGCATGTCATCATCGACTGCGACTCGTCACAGATTGAAGCCCGTGTATTGGCGTGGTTGGCGGGCGAAGCAATGTTGCTCAAGCTATTCGCTGACGGGGCTGATGTATACAAGTACATGGCTGGGCACATATATGGCAAAGGGCTCGGGGCTGTTACGCCCGAAGAACGATTCATCGGTAAGACTACTGTGCTCGGTGCGGGCTACGGCATGGGCGGTGTTAAGTTCCAAGCGCAACTTGCCAACATGGGCAAGATCGTGGACTTAGATGAGTGTAAGCACATCATCAAGGCGTACCGCAGTAGCAACCCGAGCATCGCAGGGTGGTGGAATCACCTCAACACCGTGTTGATAGCCCTTATCTCAGGTAAAGAACATTACGTGGACAGAGCTGGACTCATGCAGACAACACCATTTACAGGCGTTAGTTTGCCTAATGGGTTGTTCCTCAACTACCCCGATCTCACCCGTACAAGTAATGGTGAGTTCTCGTACCAAACAAGGGCGGGGCGTAACAAGATATACGGCGGGAAGGTTGCCGAGAATTTGTGTCAGGCGGTTGCTCGTTGCATCATCGGAGAACAGATGATCAACATTGAGAAGCGTTATAGGGTCGTGCTCACCGTCCACGATGCCATAGCTTGCGTAGTACCAGTAGACGAGGCAAACGAAGCTCGTGCGTACATTGAAGAATGTATGCGCACACCTCCAAAGTGGGCCGTTGGACTACCCCTTAACTGTGAGTCAGGAATGGCTCAAAACTATGGAGATTGTTAATGAAGCCTATAACGTGGTCATATAGTAGTCTGGCGCTGTATCAGCAGTGTCCGAAAAAATACTATCACTTAAAAGTAGCGAAGGATATTAAAGAAGAACTGGGCGAGGCTATCATTTTTGGCAATGAGATTCATAAGATTGCTGAGGAGTATGTAGCCAAGGACAAACCTATTCCAGAGAAATACAGAGGCATTGAGCCAGCACTCAAAGCACTCAAGGATATGGAGGGCGAGAAGCTATGCGAGAACAAGTTAGGTTTGACCATTGACTTTGAGCCATGCGGGTTCTTCGATAAGAAAGTATGGTGGCGTGGCGTTGCTGACATCATCATATTGCAGGGCGACACGATTCTTACTGTTGACTACAAGACGGGCAAGAAGAGCCAGTACGCAGACCTCAAGCAACTTGAGATTCTTGCGCTGGCGTTGTTCAAGCATTACCCCCAAGTCAAACGCGTCAAGGCAGGACTGCTGTTCCTGTTCGCTGATGACTTCATCAAGACTGTTTACTCAGCCGATGCGCAATCTACGTTGTGGACCGACTGGGTATCAGATGTTGGGCAATTAGAGACCTCCGTCATCAACGACGTGTGGAACGCTAAACCCAACTTTACCTGTCGGGGCTGGTGCCCTGTTCATTCATGTGATCACAATCAAGGAGCTAAGTAATGGCTAGAAAATTAAAATGGGTTAGTAACGCGCAGAAGATTCGCGAGTATGTTGCCAAGCACAAAGACGCAAAGCCAAAAGATATTGCTGCGGCGTTAAATTTAAATACGCAATACGTCTATCAGGTGTTGCACAAGATGAAGCCTCTGAAGACGCTTCTAACTATCAACGATGTCAAGATCGCTAAATCGTTGGGTGTACCCATAGAGACCTACGCTAAGCAAAAGGGTCTGTCGTTTAAGTCGCGTATGCAGAGCGCGGTAGAGCGTCTCGCACCAACTATTCCTACTGAGGAGGAGATAGCCAAAGCGAATGCAATACGCAAAGACATAGTTGCTCAGCATCACACCGACATGGTCAATCACCCACCGCACTACAAAGCGGGCGGTGTTGAGACTATCGACTTCATCGAAGCCAAAGAGTTGGGCTATCACTTAGGCAACGTCATCAAGTACGTGAGCCGTGCCGATCACAAGGGCAACAAGTTGGAGGACTTGAAGAAGGCGCAGTGGTACTTGGCTAGAGCAATCGAAAAGCTGTAAAGCGGGAGGGAAATTATGGAGGAGGCTAAAGCAATTAAAGCGGCTAAAGCTAAAGCATACCGTGAGGCTAACAAAGAACGCATAGCTACAAAAAAGGCCGCCGATGCGAAAACAGAACACGGTCGTGCATTAGATAAAGCAAGGGGTGAAAGGTACAGAGCTAAACACCCTGAGCATGTACGTAAACTGCAACAGAAGGCCAGAGATAAGCGTGCGCACATAGAGAAAGCAAACGCAAAACAAAAACGAGTTGAACTAATGAATAGCTACGTAGCGCAATTGCTTCGCTTGCCAACTGCTTTAGTGCCACCTGAAATTATGGAGGTTGAACGTACTCGGGTAAAAATTAAACGAGAAATACAAGAGTTAGACAAATGCCGCACTGAGAAAAAGTGTAGTACATGTAAAAACTACAAACCAATAATTTCGTTTAGTAGAAGTCGGGGAACTAAAGATGGGCATTCATACGAATGCTTGATGTGTAGAAGAGAAAAGAAAAGGAGGGATAGCCAAGAAAAAGGGCTGGAGTACAAACCAAGAAACTTTAATGAGTTTGGGCGTAATGTAAGACACACACCGGAAGAACTAAAAGCCGCCAAGAGAGCTTACTACTACACAAACATTGAAACAATTCGTGCGAAAGATCGCGCAAGAAGCAAACAAAGGAAACAAAATGAAACACATCAGTGAATTATCAACAGAACTAGCCACACTTTATGACGGGCTCAAGAACGGCACGATTGAAGTAAAAGTTGCCGCCGAAATGAACAACACTGCGGGTAAGATTATTCATGCGCAACGAGTGCAATTAGAGTATGCGGCTCTTCGTAAAGAGGAACCCGATATTGCTTTTATGAAGACTAAAGCTAAGAAGGCAACAGCATGACACCCGAAGACGAAGAGTTCAACCGTGTAGAGATGGAGTCTCGCGTTAAGAAGGAATACATCAGCGAGATGAAGCAACCATCAAGAGAACAACTAATGGCAGAGGTCGCTGTGCTAACTGAGTTAGTGCGTGTCTTGTCTGACAGAGTTGTGGAGTTGGAGGGCAAGCAATGAATGAATCAGAACATAAATGGATTGAGACAAATAACCAAGTATGTGGCTTGCTAAGAATGGCGCATGACTTATTGGCTTGTTCTTCATTACCACCGAGACGCACATGGGTAGGGCTGACGGATGAGGAGGTTGAGCGTTACTGGGACTGGGAAGATTTTCAAACAGGGGCGGGTCGTTCAACCATATTTGAAATGGTGCGTGACATTGAAGCCAAACTGAAGGAGAAAAACACATGACTAACGAAGAAGTAATGCAACTAATGACCGACATGGGATTACATGAAGGTGGCATAGAAAACTGGTTGATGGACAACGCTTGGTATTTGGTTGTTAATAAGGCAATAGAAAAAGAGCGTGAGCGATTAACTGATGCCGCAATGAAAGCGGCTGAGAAAGCAGTTGATGTAGCAGTTGCTCTTGAGCGTGAGGCGTGTGCAAAGTTGTTTGAGTTAACAGATTTGAGCGGACTTAAAAGCGATGTATGGCTTCAAAATTACACAGCAACAATACTTGATGGATACGCCAAAGCAATCAGAGCAAGGGGACAAGCATGACTAAGCGCATAGAAATAGAGTACGAATTAAAAGCAGAAGAAGACGATGACATTCAAGACTACAAGAAGCCTTGGGTTGGGTTGACAGATAGAGAAATGATGGATGCCATAAGTTTGGATGACACGCCAATGGAGATGGGGCGCAAGATAGAACAAGCATTAAAGGAGCGCAACACATGACACACGAAGAACTGATTGCTAAGTTGACAGAGATGTTGGAGATTCAAACCAAACTGACTGAGACGGCGGTAGATATGCTCAAGCCAGCAGTCGATGCGGCGTATCAGAAAGGGTACGCTGATGCAATGGGTTGGAAGACACAAAACCATCTTGAGCATTTGCCCCCACAGGAGAAAAACATATGACTAAACGAGAAACATTGGTAGCCTTCATTAGAAATATGTTGCGCCCAAGAACTCTGCGCGAGATTATCGAGATAGAGATGCGTGATGCAACCCTATCGAAGATGCAAGCGGAGAAGTCGCTTGAGTATGCAACGAGCGTTGTTGATTACAACAGTCAACGCATTCGTAGACTGCAAGAAAAACTTAAAGATATAGGAGAACAAGATGCTTGAAACAATCGCGTGGATAGTTTTGTTACTGTGTTTAGGTGCGGCAGCCGTTGTAATCATCGGCGTCGCTATTGTCATGCTATGTAGGGAGGACATATGAGAATGAAAGAAGTAGACGAAGGCGTACAGAAAGCGTGGAACATGATGTCCATGCACAACAGCGAATTGTTGTTGGAGAACGAAGCCCTCAAGAAACAACTGATGCGTCAGAGCTTGTGGTTCGCACTCAAGCGGGCGATTCGTATTTGGAGGGGCAAGGAATGAAAAAAGAAGAAATGGTTGCGTTATTAGGTAGTGCGGGAGTACCACCGTCAACGATTGATGCGATGACACAAGCGTACGAGATGGGCTTTGAACATGGGGCTAGGGCATATGTGCGTCTGACTGAAGCGGTTGAGTGCGCAACAGAAGTAGCTCAGCAGGTTGGCGTTGACGACCTAGACGGTGCAAAAGAAGCCAGCAAAGATTTCTGGTCTGCGATGGAGGGTTTGAGGGCAATGGAATGAAGTGCCCTACCTGCGGAGCATGGACGCTAGTAAAACAAACAACAAGATCGCCCACATTTGGGTACACAAGAAGGAGAGAGTGTGCAAACGAACACAGATTTACAACCCAAGAAGTCATTGTCCCGCAAGAGGCAATTGATGAAGAACGAAGAAACCATCTCGCTACTAACAAAGAACGATTGGAATCCGTTCGAGCGAGCAGACCCAAAGCTGTTAGAAAAAGTAATGCGCGAATCTACTAAACATCACTACGAGGAAGCACTGTTATGACCACATTTATTGACTACGCGTCACCCATGATGCGGATTGAAAATTTGCTGAAAGAGATGCACAATCAGCTATTAGACCGTGACATAAACACGGCTTCTGAGCTGTGCCTTATCTTGGTAGCTGAGGCCCGCGTTCTCCAAAATACCTTAATCATCATGAAGGAAAAAGAAGATGCCTTACGTAAACAAGCCCCGACCCTACAAGAAAGAGTATGAACAACAAAAATCTAGAGGTGAGTTGCCTGACCGGATGGAGCGCCAGCGTGCCCGTAGAAAACTTGACGCCAAAGGTGTCGACAGAAGCGGCAAAGATGTTGCACACGTCAAGGCTTTATCTAAGGGAGGAAGCAATAAGAACGGAGTCCGACTTGAAGCCCCCAGTAAGAACCGCTCATTCAAACGAAACCCTGATAGTTCAATGAAATAACATGCAGATACTAGCCGACCACACACTTGTGGTTAAAACTAAATACCCTGCGCGTATCACGCAGACAATCCCCGACAGCGAGGTTGTCATGAACTACGGTGACGGGCGGTACGAGGTAGCTGTGAAGTGGAATCTTCCGGCAGCACGCGTACTTAGCCAGTACATGAAGCATGTACCGTCACCTATCAAGCGTGACTACAAGTGGCCTCGCCCTATGGGGTTTGAGCCATTCGACCACCAGCGTGAAACATCGTCGTTCTTGTCTTTGCGCAAGCGGGCGTTTTGTTTCAATGAACAAGGTACGGGCAAGACCGCCTCAGTAATTTGGGCGGCTGACTACTTGCTCAGCGCGGGCGTGATCAAGCGTGTCCTGATCGTGTGCCCTTTGTCTATCATGCAGAGCGCATGGCAACAAGACTTGTTCAAGTTCGCTACGCACCGTCGTGTAGACGTAGCGTATGGCGATGCTAAGAAGCGATTGAAAATAGCTAAGAGCAACGTCGACTTCGTAATCATTAACTATGACGGCGTACCTGCTATTGCAGAAGAGGCTATCAAGAGTGGCATGTTCGACCTCATTGTCATCGACGAAGCCAATGCGTACAAGAACGTACAGACTAGACGCTGGAAACTCATGAACAAGTTGGTGACCGACAAGACATGGTTGTGGATGCTTACCGGAACACCAGCCGCGCAGTCACCTGTGGATGCTTACGGTTTGGGCAAGCTGTGCTCACCTGAGCGTGCGCCTAGATTCTTTGGTGACTTCCGCGAGTCAGTCATGCAGAACTTCGGTATGTATCGTTGGGAGCCACGCCCTGATTCAGAGAAGACTGTGCACGAGATGTTGCAACCAGCCATCCGCTTCTCCAAGGCAGACTGCTTGGACCTGCCACCTGTTACGCACGTATATCGTGATGCCCCACTTACGCCCACCCAGCGAAAGTATTACCAAGAGCTCAAGAGTCAGATGCTTTTGGAGACAGCGGGCGAAGAGATCAGCACAATCAATGCCGCCGCACGCATGAACAAGTTACTACAAATATCTTGTGGTGCAGTTTATAGCGACAGTGGAGCCGTGGTGCACTTTGATGTATCCGAAAGACTACGCGTAGTAGAAGAAGTTATTAGCGAAACTAGCAACAAAGTTCTTATCTTTGTTCCGTTTCGTCATGCTATAGAGTTGGTACATGAATACTTAACCAAAGCGGGTATAGCCGCAGAGGTTATTCATGGTGATGTTGGTATGCGTTTGCGTTCAGATACGTTCAAGCGATTCCAAGAAAAGTCAGAACCAAAAGTTCTAGTCATCCAACCACAAGCCGCATCACATGGGGTAACCCTTACTGCGGCGGACGTTATCATCTGGTACGCTCCTGTTACTTCGACGGAAACATACTTGCAAGCTAACGCCCGTATTGATAGGCCCGGTCAGAAAAACAACATGACGATCGTGCACATCGAAGGTAGTCCGATAGAGAAAAAACTTTATCGAATGTTACAAAGCAACATAACAAATCACAACAAAGTGATTGATCTTTACAAAAAAGAATTGGCTGACACTTGACAAAGTCTAATTTAGCCATATAATATAGGTTCACTACAACAAGGAGTTTTTATGAATGAGAGCATAGCTGACACTGAAACAGTCGCCGACCTATCAAATAGGTACGTCGACATTCGCAATGAGCGCGAAGCAAAAAGAGAAGTTTTCGAGGGGGAAGATAAGGTTTACTCCGATCAACTCGCCGAGATTGAATCTAAGCTCATTGACATCATGCTTGCTGAAAACACGACAAGCATGTCCACTGAAAAATACACAGTCATCAAGCGCGTGACCAAGCGTTACAACCCAACAAACTGGGATGCTGTGTATCGTTTAGTTGATAAATACAAAGCATATGGCGTACTGCACAAACGCGTGCACGACACCAACATGAAAGATTTTCTGGAGCAACATCCAGATGAGTACCCCGAAGGTCTCAACGTCGACAGCCGTTACGCTGTTACTGTCAAACGCAAGCCATCACTTTAAGGAGAAATAAGATGAGCAATATCACTACTACATTCCGCGAGAACCTGCCAGAGCATTTGCAAAATGTGAAGCTGGACGATTTCACCCAAGCCTTCAAATCATCAGGCGGGAGCATGAAGCGCATCACACTGCGCGGGCGTGTCTTCCGTCTCGTTGATGGCGGCAAAGAGATTGCCAAGAACATTGACCCACACATGGACGTCGTCATCATCAACGGTAGCAAGTCTGTGCAGAAGTCTTACTACGGCGCTGAGTACAACGCTGACGAGACTTCTATCCCCGACTGCTGGTCTAGCGATGGTGAGCGTCCTGACGCTGACGTTGCTGACCCACAAGGCCAGAACTGCAAAGAGTGCCCCAAGGCTATCAAAGGCTCAGCCGGTGCTGGTCGTGCCGCTTGCCGCTTCTCATGGCGCTTAGGCGTCGTGCTCCGTAACAATGTGGGCGGCGACATATTCCAACTTATCCTGCCACAGAAATCTCTGTTCGGTCAGGGCGATGTTGAGCATATGCCGTTCCTCCAGTACGCCAAGTACGTTGCGCAGTCAGGCTATAACTTGAACATGCTGACAACTCGCTTGACGTTCGACACAGACAGCGACTTCCCTAAGCTGGTGTTCACGCACGCTGAGTTCCTTGACAAAGAGACTTACGCAACGTGCATCAAACAGGGTGAGTCACAGATCGCTGTTAACGCTGGCAAGTTGAACTTCACCAAGAAGGCTGAGGCTATCGCGTCTGCACCTGTCATTCCTAAGTTGGTTGCTCCTGCGGGCAGTGCCGCCGCAGAGATCGTGGCACCCAAGGAAGAAGAGATCGTTGCGCCTACCGTGCGCTCTGAGAAGAAGAAAGACGATGCTCCACCAAAGGTCAAGCAAAATCTCAGCGCGTTGATCGACGAATGGGGCGATGACGAAAAATGATTGGCTACTCCCAAAGAGTCGTAAGGACTAATAAAGAGGCCGATCAGCAGAACCTTGGAGTGCGCCTTGGCAAGTTTTGTATTGCTAGGGACATTCCGGTTACCGATGTAATGTCGTACTTTGACGTGACCAAGCAAACAGTTTACAACTGGTTCTATGGCATCAGCCGTCCAAGCCTACAACATGGTCGTATGATTGACAGCTTTTTTCAGTCCTTATCCAAAGGTTCTGGGGGTAACTAGCTCGACGGAGCGAACGGGGTGTCCGTCAGCCCCCGTTACCCCCTTTCTTCTTCTGACGTGCAGGACAACATATGACGGATGTTCGATTACTTGAGGCTGTAGTACCTAACCTTGCAGAAGGTTGGTACTGCGTCTTAGGTTTAAAAAATGGGAAGTTTGTATCCCAAGAGCACTACAAAACACTAGCCGAAGTCGCGGTTGAATCTGATCGCTTAGTTGCGGCAGAGGCCGATGCGTTCTACGCGTGCGGGCGCTTTATTTCCGATGAGAACCGAGATGCTGACAACTGTGGTTGGATGCAATCGTTTTTCCTAGACATTGACTGCGGAGCAGATAAGGCTACGCCAGACAAGTACGGTCGTATCAAGGGCTACATTGATCAAGCCACGGGCATGGATGCGCTCAAGGAGTTGTGCAAGACACTCAAACTACCGCGCCCATCCATCGTCAACTCAGGGCGTGGCTGGCATGTCTACTGGACGCTGACTGAACCCGTGGAGCGAGACAAGTGGCAACCTGTGGCGAATACGTTCAAGGCTCTATGTCTGCAACACAAGTTTATTGTTGACCCAGCCGTACCTGCGGATGCCGCCCGTATCTTGCGTATCCCCGGAACTAAGAACTTCAAGGGTGACCCAGCGCACGACGTGACGCTGATGCACCTAGCACCACCGATTACGTTCGAGGAGTTTGCTGACAAGCTGGGGCCAATCACTCCGGTCAAGCCTCACACACCAACTAAAGAATTAGATGATTTCACGAGAGCAGTAATAGGGAATAGGCAGTCTCGCTTCAAGACCATCCTGATGAAGACTGCTGAGGGCACAGGTTGTGCACAACTCCAGAACGTCATCGACAACCAAGACACCATCGAAGAACCGTTATGGCGGGCGGGGCTCTCCATAGCCCAGCACTGTGTAGACCGAGACGTAGCCATACACGCTATATCCAAGAAGCACCCGCAGTACGACCCCGCTGAGACTGAGCGCAAGGCCGCTAAGACCAAGGGTCCTTACACCTGCGATACCTTTGACTCCTTCGCCCCAAACATCTGCTCGAACTGTAGCCATCGCGGGCATATTAAATCTCCGATCGTTATCGGGCATGAGATCGCCAAGTCTGAAGAGGGCGCTGAGATCAACTATGCCGCCAACCCAGCGGTGGCATCCATAGCCTCCACCACGACAGGGTTCAAAGTCCCCAAGCTCCCAAGCAAATACTTTCGTGGTAAGAACGGTGGCATTTATAAGAATGTGAAAGACGAGGAAGAAGAAGACGGCGGCATGGGCGTTGTCCTCGTCTATGAGTACGACTTGTTTGTAATCAAGCGGCTATTTGACCCTATGCAGGGCGAGACAGTCTTGATACATCTGGCTTTGCCCAAAGATGGTGTTAAAGAATTTTCCCTTACGTTGGTAGATGCGCTTAGTAAAGAAGAACTACGTAAGGTGCTTTCGTTCCAAGGCGTTATTGCCATGCAGCTACAGATGAACTTGATTCTCGAGTATCTCGTGCAGTGCGCAAAGGAACTGCAGGTATCACACGAGGCAGAAATGATGAGATTGCAATTTGGATGGGCTGACGAAGACTCTAAGTTTATTTTGGGCGACCGAGAAATCGGCCCTAGCTTCATTCGGTATAGCCCGCCGTCTAAGGCTACCCGTGAAGTGGCTCACGCCCTACGCCCCGCCGGTACGCTGGAGGACTGGAAAGACATCATCAATGTCTACAACATGTCTGGCTTTGAGCCACATGCCTTCGCTGTGTTCACGGCATTTGGTGCACCGCTACTGAAGTTCATGAACCTCAAAGGCGGCATCATTAACCTAGTCAACAACCGCTCAGGTACGGGCAAGTCCACCATTCTGCAGGTTATGAACAGCGTATGGGGGCATCCCGATT